GACTGCTGAAGAGTTCAAGAAGAAGTACGCTAAAGTTGTTTGGTGTGACTTTTACAAATGTATATATAATGAAACACCAAAAGGGGCAAGTAGAACGATTGGAACAATACTTGATAATCCACAATACAAACCTCTAGGCCCGAAAGACGAAGGTTGGGTTGGTGTATGTGGAACAAGAAAACCTGAAATAGCCATGAGATTTAAGACTGTTGTCTCTAATGGTGTAAAAGAAAAAGTGCCTCAGTGTTTTAATGGCACAAGTAATCAAACAGGAAGAATGGATATGAGTAGATTCTTACAATCAAACGGAACACCGTTTGGTGGTAGCATTGAATCACAAAGTGCTGACCAAGGGTTTACTAATGTAGCCTATGACGTAGGAAGATAATATGCCTAAAAAAATACCTAATGAAGTTAGGAATCATGCTCGTGAATTATATTTAGGTGGAAAGTCTGGACGAGAGATTTCAGAAATATTATCTGCAAGATACGATATGAAAATATCAACACCTGCAATATACGAGTGGGCAAAAAGATTTAACTGGAAAGACATGGTGGTGGAGGCAGAAACAAAAGCAAAAGAAGAGATAATAGAAAGCGAAGCACAAAAACTTCGCAGAATGCAAGTAGAACATTTAGATGACTATAATATTCTTCGTAGGAAGGCAGTCAATGAACTAAAAGGTTTAGAATTTATACGAGCAGGTGAAGCAGCTAAAGCCCTAGAAATGGGGATAGAGGGTGAGCGTAGAGTAATGCAAGGGATGATTAATTTATCTTTTGTGCAAGAAGTTTTAAATATTTTAGTAGAAGAGATATCTGAACAAGAAGTAATAAATAAGATAGCTCTTAGATTACAAACATTGGTGAGTGATAGTACATCTGATGACAAATAAACAGAATGAAATAACAACATATAAAGATGCAATATCCAGATTAGCATCAGGACTAATTGAACAGAAGAAGTATCATGTGGGTAGCTTCTATGAGTTTCTTAGAGATATATGGTCACAGAGTTTTGATAATCCAGAATATTTTGGTGCATGGCATGTAGGTGTGCTAGCTGAAGATATTGAAGAATGTTTAGAAACGGGACAAAACTATGTGGCAGTCTTACCACGTTTCCATTTTAAATCCACGATTATGGGTCACGCATTTAGTGTGTGGCGACTTTTAAAAGCTCCGAGAGATTGTTCTGTTTTGTATCTATCTTATAGTGATGGTATGGCAAGATATCATTTATCTGAAATAAATAAAACAGTTTCAAGAAATCCTATTCTAACCTCCATGATGGATAATCGTTCTCCAAAGGCAGATTATTCATTTAGATATTATATTAATAAAAGACCTATGGAAATTATGCACGGTGGATTGTTTTCTTTCAAAAGAGGTATGCACGTTAACGGAGCATTGATTGCAGATGACGTATTAAGAGACCCTGAAAATCCACTAAACACAAGTCAAATAACGAAAGTAGAAGACCACTTCATGACGGAAAGTTTATTCATTCCGTTGAAAGGTGTCCCTGTAGTCGTCTTGGGAACACCTATGATGCCTGGTGATTTACTTACCAAATTACAGAAAGATGATAGATTTAAATCAAGAGTATTGCCAGCGTTAGACCCTGTGCCTAACAGAAGAGTTTTGATGCCTGAACTATACTCAGAAGAATGGTTATTACAACAACAAGAAGCAAGACCTAAATCATTCGCTTCAGAGTTTTTACTCCAGCCACATTTTGCAACTGAAGCCTATTTTAATGAAGAAGAAATAACTAATTGTGAGGATGAGACTCTTAGGAATCATCCTGCATCAAACATCTACAAAAAGAAAGATGAACACGAACAGCTTTTTGCAGGGTTTGATGTGGGTAAAAAAAGACATCCGTCACATCTAGTTATCTTCAGAAGAGTGGGAGAGAAGTTAGAACAAGTGCATCAGTCATGGTTAGACGGTTGGAGTTATTCAGACCAAATAGAATATTTGAATGACATAGCTAAAAACTTTGACTTAGAGAAAGGTTACATAGATAATACTAGAGGTGAACTTGAAGACAGGGGATTAGACCCTGTTTGGCACGCAATGCACTTCACTCTGAAGAGCAAGCGAACCATGGCTCAAATCTTTGAAGAATACGTTAGTAAAAGCAACCTAACGTTAATTCAAGACTCTAGACAAAAAGAACAAATTGTTTCTGTAAGCAATGAACTAAAAGCTCCTGAAACCCCTATGGGTCACGGTGATGCTTTCTTTTCTGTTGCTATGGCGTTACAAGCTGCCTACGAAACAACTTTGTACAGATATGAATCTTTAGGTAGTGCTACTGAATGGTTAGACGCAGTAGACCCATCAAGTCAAAAAGAAGATAGTGCAGAAGAGTTGAAAAAGAAGATGAGCCTAGACTTCAAACCTGTTAATCAGCAAGAAGTCTCAAGCGAAAAAGCTCCGAACCCAAATTGTACGGAGATGGTTTGCACCCCAAGTTTTTGGGTTCCAGAAAGAAAACTTTGCATTTACTGTGGTCACAGAGGATAAGGAGAAATAATAAAATGACGACACTAACAAAACAAGCAGAAACCGTAGCACAGAGTCGCTACTATTTAAAAAATGATTCAAACGAAGTTATCGAAACAGCCGATGATATGTTTGAAAGAGTGGGTATTGCAATAGCAAAAATTGATACTCACTATGGAAGAATAGATGCTGATGCATCATTAACAGCATTAGATTTTATAAGGATGATGAAGGATTTAAAATTTGTCCCTAACTCACCTACACTCATGAATGCAGGAACAGAACAAGGTACTTTGTCTGCGTGTTTCGTACTACCTTTAGAAGATAGTATGGAAGACATTATGAAAACTGCACACGATATTGCAATGGTGCAAAAGTTTGGTGGGGGTACAGGATTTTCTTTATCTAAACTACGACCAAGAGGTGACCGAATAAAAACAACTCATGGTATTGCATGTGGCCCGATACAAGTATTACAAACATTATCAAGAGTGTCGTCTATGATTACACAAGGTGGTAAGAGAGATGGTGCAAACATGGCAGTGATGTCAGTATATCATCCAGACATATTAGAGTTTATTGACTGTAAAAAAGTAGAGGGTGATATTCATAACTTCAATATTTCTGTTGGTGTAGATGCTGATTTTATGAAAGCTGTAGAAGCTAAAATGAAATATCCTTTGATTAATCCAAACACAAAAGAAGTTGTGGGTGAACTAGATGCTAGAGAAGTATTTGATAAAATCATCTATGGTGCTTGGAGAAACGGCGAACCAGGAATGATTTTCTTGGATAACGTGAATAAAGACAATCATGTTACAGAAGAATATGGTGAAATGATTGCTACGAATCCTTGTGGTGAGCAACCTTTACTAGGAAATGAATCATGTAATTTAGGTTCAATTAACTTAGCTAAGTTCTATCATGAAGAACACAATGATGTGGATTGGGCAGAATTAGAAAAAGTTGTAAAAACATCAGTTCACTTTTTAGACAACGTAATTGATGCTAATCAATATGCAACACCTGAGATAGAAAAAATGACTAAATCCACAAGAAAAATAGGTTTAGGTGTAATGGGGTTTGCAGACCTGCTAATTCAGCTACGAATTAAGTATAATAGTATAGAGGGTAGAGAATTAGGAAAGAGCATCATGGCTTTTATTAGAGAAAAAGCTGATGCACAATCAATTAAATTAGCTAAAGAACGTGGAACATTCCCTGCATGGGATAAAAGTGACTATGGAGAAGATGAAAAATACAGGAATGCTTGTAGATTAACAGTTGCTCCAACAGGAACTATTTCGATGTTAGCCGATACATCAAGTGGTATTGAGCCAACATTTGCGTTAGCTTGGAAAAAAGCAAATATTTTAGAAGGTCAGACTCTCTATTACGTAAATAAATATTTTGAGGCAGATGCTAAAAAACATAACTTCTATTCAGAAGATTTGATGGAGCATCTATCTCAGGGAGGTTCTTTAGAATCAAGAGAAGATGTACCACCATGGGCTAAAGACATATATGTTACAGCTCCAGAAATATCTGCTGAAGACCACGTTGGAATGCAAGCAGTATTTCAGGAAGATTGTGACTCGGGTATCTCAAAGACAATCAACTTTCCAAATGAAGCATCTATTGCTGACGTTGAGTCAGCCTATCTTTCTGCTTGGAGATTGGGTTGTAAAGGTATTACAGTCTATAGAGCTGGAAGTCGGGAGAAAGAAGTCTTGGTTAAAGGGACTGACGAAAAAGAAAACACTAAAGACCAAATGACATTAGACATTGATGTGACAGAAAAAAGTGAAACAGGGATTAGCACTGAATACGATTGCTGTGACAATGCAATAGTCGTAATGGAATCAGGTTGTGAAACATGTAAAACATGTGGATGGAGTATGTGCCATGTCGCTTAATAAAGCTATCAGTATATTTACTGATATAATAAAAGGAAAAAGAAAAAAATCTACAGTGAATCAAGCTGGTAATTATACTAAGCCTGCTATGAGAAAACGACAGTTTGCTGCTATCAAAGCTGGAAGTAAAGGTGGAGCACCAGGACAATGGTCTGCTCGTAAAGCACAATTACTTGCACAGAGATATAAGAAAGCTGGTGGGGGATATAGGAAAAAATAATGGCTAAGACAGATTCACAAAGGTCTCTCACAAGATGGGGTGAGCAAGATTGGGGCTACGTTACGAGAGGTGATGAAAAGAAACCTAAGAGTAAACGTGGTCGATATTTACCAAAAAAAGTACGAAGAAGTTTAACCCCATCACAAAAAGCTGCCACTAATCGTAAAAAACGAAAAGCAGGTGGTGTGGGTAGTCGTGCTGATTATTCAAAGAAAGTAGCAAGAAAAGTTGGACGATTGTCTAAATTTTTAAAATATTTAAAAGCAATGAAATAACAGAAGGAGCGTAGATGTATAACAGTCTGCTTAGAGATAGAGAAGTTCAGTATATAGCATTAAGAGACGAAACAAGTAAAACATGGCGTATCTTAGATACGTGGAACGAAGCACTTAAAGAATTAGATATGGAGGATGACATTCCAGATGACAATCCTGCCGTTTCTATCTTAACTGAAAGTGCTTTTACAGCGTTAATTAAAGAAGCTGCAAGACTCGGAGTCCTAGAAAATATAGATTTCGGTAGTGACAACTCATACGAATTAGAAGAAAAAGACGCTGAAATTGCTAAACTTAAAGCTGAAATTAGTAAAATAAAAGAAGAGGCTAATAATAAAAAAGAAGAACCTTACAAAGGAATGAGTGAGGATGCGATTATAAAGTTAAAGGCGATGGAATACAATCTTAAAATTACATCTACAATAACTGACTTTGATAACTTAACTAAGGAATAATATATGAAGCTCGGAGATTACTTACCCGAAGTCCCAAAAATTGCACAACAGATGAGTGACTTAAACAGTCAAATCAACATGTTGCAAATGATGCAGAAGGCAACAGGAGATACAGGGACAGCACCTACCATGGGACTAGACCACGTTGTAAACACGTGGGTCAGACATCAAATGGCATATCGTCAACAGATGGTGCAGGATATTCAAACAATAGCTTACTCAGTAGAAGAAATACGAGCTCCGTTGAATCATATTACGGGTGAAGTATTTAGACGTGGACTTGAATGGCATGCGACTACAGAAAATCCAGACCCTGAACAAAAACAAAGATTAGCTCAATACATGGCAGATGCTAACGTATTTGACCAAAGCCTTGAAGAAATACTAAGACAGTTCCATTTTGATTTAAATTCAATTGATGATGCATTTATTTATTTAGCTAAAGAATATAAAGATGTTGGTAATAAAGAAATCAAATCTAAGGTAATTGAAATTAGAAGACTGAACCCTGCATTAGTAGAATTTGATTTAGATGCGGCAGGGTTGCCGAAAAATGCACATTGGATTTGTCCTTTAGATAGAACAGATGTATCTGAAGAACCAGGTAAATCTAAAGCAGGATATGAAAGAATACCTGCAATGTACAAGTATTATCACAGAAATCAACACATGTACTTAGCTGATAATGAAGTAATACATTTAACTAAATACGCACCATCAGAAACTTATGGTTGGTCTCCGATACTAACTATATTTGAAAAAGCCTTAACTTTAATTGGTATGGACAAAAACCTATACCGATACTTCTTTGAAAGAAAGATGCCTTCGTCCATGCTTATGGTTACAACAGATGACCCTGAAAGCTTAAGACGTGAAAGAGACCACATAGCAGCTCAAACTAGAGTAGACCCTAACTACATACCTATGGTTGCTGTTTCAGCTAGAAACAACAGAGGTAGAGTTGATATGGTAAGATTGTTCCACACTTTACAAGAGATGGACTATCTACCTGTGAGACAAGAGATTAGGGAAAGGGTTGCGGCTATGTGGGGAGTTTCTCCTGCGTGGCAGGGAGCCCCTGATGCATTTGGTGGACTATCACAACAGACTTCACAGCTAACTGTAATGAGCAGAGTGGTGGAGGGTGACCAAAGATTATTCCATGAAAAGGTATTCCCACTATTATTAAAAGCTTTTGGTATTACAGATTGGACACTTAAACTTCCAAACCCTGAAGAAAAAGCTGAAAATACTAAACTTGCAATGGCACAACAAAGAATATCTATTGCAACACAATATTTAAATATGGGCTTTGATGTAAAGCTCAAAGAGAAAGACGTGGACATGTTAGAAGCAGAGTTCATGGTCGGTGGTGAAGCTGTACCTCAAGCACAAATGGCTGGAGAACAACAAGCTATTGGATTGCAACAAGCTGAGATGGGCTTACAACAAGCTCTACAACAGCAAGAGATGCAAGAACAACAACAAGAAATGATGGCAGAAGGTGGAGTACCTGGTCCTGAAGGTGGTGAAGAAGCACTCCCTGAAGAAGGTGGCGAGGAAGAAGAAACCACCATAGATGAATTAGAGAAGTCAATTCCAAAGTCTCAAAGAAAGTTCAAAGGTAGAATGGGTGGTATAACACCTGACCACAATGATAAAGCTGGTGGTACTGATGAAGAGAGAGATATGGAAGAGTATTCAGAAGCTAGAACTAAAGCGGCTGAAGAAAGAGACATGGGTATCAAGAAAGGTAACTCATGGATGGGTGATTTAATATCTAGAGGATTTGAATCTCCTATTATAAAAGAAGTAACACCTGATGGAACACAGATGTGGTTCTCTCAAGATGGTGTAGATTATGTGGCTAAGTTAGGTTCACTAGGTGTTAGTGAAATAAACAAAGCTACCTTTACTACACCAAAAGCAAAAGATGATAAAGAAAAGCAACGACCTCAAGAAACAAGCATTATGAATCCAAACATGGTTGATAATCAAACCTACGCAGTAGACGATGAGGACGATGACAATGACGACTAATTATCTAAATATCTTAAAGCAAAAATATAAAGGCAAGAAAGTTAAAAACCCTAAAGGTGGTTTAACTGCGGCTGGAAGAAAATATTTTAAAAAGAAAGAGGGGGCTAACTTAAAGCCTGGTGTAAAAGGTAAAGCTGACACACCTGAAAAGAAAAGGCGAAAGGGTAGTTTCCTAACAAGGTTCTACACTAATCCTAGAGGTCCGATGAAAGATAAAAAAGGTAACCCTACTAGATTAGCTTTAGCGGCTAGAGCTTGGGGCGAATCTGCACCTAGCACAAGACAACAAGCTCAGAAACTTGCAGCTAAGGGCAGAAGAATGTTGGACAGATATCAAGCATCTAAAAAATCTAAGAAAGTAAAGAAGTTTATTTCTATGATGAAAGAGTATGGTGGTGGACCAGGAGCTGGTGGTGGAGCTGGAACAGTTGCAACTACAACGGCACCAGGCTCACCAGGTTTTTACACGCCAACTTTTGGAAGATACAATCCAAAATACGCCAAGAAAAAACCTTTAAAACCTAAAGATGAAAATCAAAAATATAATTTTACATATAAATATAGTGCAGATGATTTTGATTTTACTAAGGAAGATAATCCTAGAATACCTAGAAAAAAGGGACAACCAGCTAAATCAAAGAAACACTCAGACTTATATACTGATGAAGACCCAAAGGGAACTATACATGGGTTAGGTTTCAAGAATGAAGCTAAAGCAAAACAATCTGTAAAAAAAATAAAGAGTTCAGATAGAACAAGAGCTCACAAAGTTCAAGCAGCAGTTGCTATGGAACAAAGAGCAAAGGCGGCAGGTAAAGCATCTGCGGCAAATGAATATAGAAAATTTATAAACTCAATGAAGAAAAAGTAGGAAACTAATGCCTGTAAACGACAGACCATTAAGAAAACCAGACACAGCTTTTACTTCTAGTACTTATCGAAGCACTCAAAAACCTAAACGAAAACGAAGGAAGAGAGATGGCATAGATAAACTAGAAGCTTTTCTAGATGAATACAGTCCACAAATGGCAGAACCTAAAGACATGACTAAATCTTTGGTTGCTCTTATAAACAGTATTTCTAAAAATGCAGGTCAACTCATGACATCATCTGTGAATGAAGATGCTAGTGCATATGGTAATAAAACTGTAAGAGGTAATCTAGGCCCGAAGGTTGTTGACCACATGAAAGAAAAAGAAAAATATGTGGAAACTGATAGTGACACTGATGATTATGTATTAATTGAACAAGGTGATTTTGAAAGAAGAGTGCGTGGATATAAAGAAGATTCTAAGAAACAGGGACCTGAGAACAACTTAGATGCATCAGCAGTTGGTTCAGGCACGGTGGATGTAGCTAAACAATATAGTGGTTGGGACTGGAAAGGTCAACAAGGTGAATACAAACGTGGGGCTGAAAAAGATGAGATTGATGATAACCCTGAAATAGAAAAAGATAAAGAACCAAAAGACGTGGATAGTTTCATCTCTGATATTTTAAAGTCAGATGACGGTGCATATTTAGAAAAACATACTGACGAAGAACATGACCAAGAACATGATGCTAGTGATAAAAATTATCCAAAGGCAAACGTAGATAAGTCTGCAAAGTCTCTACTAGAACAAATAGAACAAGTAGAAAATAAAATTAAGACAGGTGAATACGGAATCCAAAAAGCTGATGATGATGAATACGTAGATGAAATCCAAGATGAAAAAGATATAAAAATTTTAACTAGAGATGCTGATGAACATCGAGGAACTTATACAGGTAATAATGCAGCTTACAACTACACACAGAAACTCGCAAAAGCAGAGGATGTATCTGATTTAAAGTGGACTGATACAGATAAATTAGACCCTGAAATTGAAAAAGTTATGGAGAAAGATTTAAAGGTATTTGATTTAACTTTAGACGAAGTTGATGAAATTGATTTGCCAAAACCTTTTCCAAACGAAAGTGAAGAAGTAAAGGCAGAATTAGGAAAAATATTAACAGCTCATGAAAACTTTCAAGAACGCACCGATGATTATCAGGAAAAAGCAATTAAAGAGCAAGACGATGATTTAGATAAAACCTTTGTTGATTTAGCTAAAGTTCTTGATATAGATAAAAAAGAAGATGAAAAAATAAATTTAACTCAAGAAGATTTACAACCGATACTTAGAGACACTAGGATAATAGTTATGCGACTAAAAATGAAATTCAATAGACCTAGACCGAAGGACTTAACGGAATATCATGAAATAAAAATGATTCCTGAAGATTTAAAAACTGATAAAACACCAGCTTATCCATCAGGTCATGCGTTTCAATCACATATTATGGCGATGGCGTTATCTAAAAAGTATCCAGAGTATGAAGAAAGATTCTTTAATTTAGCTGATGAAGTAACCAAAAATAGAGTTACAGCAGGTGTTCATTTTCCTAGTGATTCAAAAGCTGGCATAATGTTAGCTGAAGAAGTATTTGATAAATTAGATATGGATAAATTAGATATTTGATTACCTGCACTAAATGTCGTGGAAGAATGCGACTAAACCAAGATAAAGATTTACATTGTTTTACGTGTGGTAAAATAATAGTATTAGATATAAGGAGAGATTATGACTCATATCCCAGAAAAGGCAAAAAGCGAAATAATCAAGAGGAAGCTAGCAGGGTGGAGTTGGACCGCAATAGCCGTGTGGATGAAGAAAAAATACAATTTCGCAGCTCATCGCACAACTTATCAAAAATGGTACGACAGAGAGGTCTCGCTAAGAGAAGGACTCTCTAGACATGAAGTTGAAGAGATACCTACAGATTTCTCTCCCGATGCACATGCTAAGTTAATTAAGAATATTGAAAAGTATAAGGGTGAAGCAAAGTACTGGAAGAAAGTAGCAGAGTCAGCATTGAAGCAAGAAGCTAAAAAAGAATTGCTTATAGATGCTGTTAAAAAATTCACTCCTTCTTATAAATCAGTTCAAACATACAAGATACGAAAACCAAAATCTAAAGTTAGAGCAGCTAGTGCTCAATCCATAGTTGCACCATTAACAGATACTCACATCGGTGACAATGTTGAAGCAGACGAAATGGTAGGTTTAAATGCTTATAACATTGATATATTTAATAAAAGATTACACGGATGGGCTACTCAACTATTAACTCTCGTTGAACTAAGAAGAAACTCTGTAGAGATTGATGAATTAGTGATTCCTATGTTAGGTGACATGATTAGTGGAGATATACATATGGAATTAGCTTTAACTAATAATGACCATAATATGGGACAAATGATTAGAGGAGCTAATCTTATTGCACAAGCCTTAATGTTTTTAGCCCCACACTTCAATAAAGTAAGAGTTCCATGTGTTGTTGGTAACCATGGACGAATGACTAGGAAGCCACCTATGAAAAATAAATATATGG